GCTTTTCTGATACTCTGTCTTCTTCTTTGTAACTTCTGAATAACTTTTTGCCCAGAAATTTATGCAACTCTGTAACCTGTGACAACTCAGAGATAACAACTTGATTTTCAGAAGTGATATACGGTTACAAGAAAACGGTTACAGATTTTTGTAACTAATGTACTTTGTAACTTTCAGTCGAAATTTGACCACACAAAGAGAAAGTTACAAACCCTATTTTTTTGTAACCAAACTTTGTAACCAAGTTTGTAACTTTGTATCTACTTATTATTTAGGTTTTTACTCTCTTTTCAAACATCGGTTACAGAGTTACAAAAATTTTGTAGAAAAAAGGGGAAAGGGATGGAAACCGAGAAACCGGTGCCGGGATACCCGCTTTTTATAAAAAGTAAAAGCCACGGACAAAATGTGCCCATGGCTTTTCAGATACCAACCTGTAACCGTGTTACGCTTTGGCCATAGCCTTTCGGAAATTCTCCGGAAGCGGTTTCCTGCGTAATTTAGTGTAGTCGTCACTCGTCTCATAATCCATCCAGTGCTGGCCAGCAGCCAGAAAAGCACCGACTGTAACCAATAGCCAGGGAAGTTTGTCTTCTGTCTCCTGTAGCTTCATAATAGTACCGGGCTTCATCACCTCCAGATAGTCATACGCCTGACGTGCATACGTATAGAAGCCGGGTATGGCCATCAAACCGAGTAGCCATACATCATATCTACGTATCATATCAGAATGGGAGATTTCCATCTTTATCTATTTTAGGTGAAAAATTACCCGGTCTTTTCACTGTACGTAAGAAGATCATTTCCTTTGTCTGACCGTCTACTTTCTTCAACAGACGTCCGTCTTTATTCAGCATCTCTCCCGGATTAAGTGTATCAATGTATGGACACAGATTTGTAAAACCTTTCAGAGCCTTGGTAAAACGCTGCATAGTCCAGAGTCCTTTGGTTACTTTAGACGAAGCTATAAAATCATCATAAGCGATATCGCGCTGAATATACTCATTTACATGCTCACCTTCTTCTGCAAAGTAGCTATACGCCCAATCTTCAAAATTGGAACCCATATCAGCCTTGTATTTACGCTTGATGATGTTCTCCATCGGTGGCTGCACCTTGATGCCATCTTCCGCCAGAGCCAGGTAAAACTGCAAACATTGAGCAAAGAAATTGAGGTCCCAGTTCCAATTCTCTTCACTGTAATCATTCGTCATCAGGTTATGGCCGAAATCATCACGGATGCCTCGTGTCTCCAGGTAATCATTATCTGCCGTCTTCTCATGGTAATAGTCTGAAAAGACCATATAAAGAAGACGTGCATTCGTCGATGGGTCAAAATCACGCGGTACATAATTTGTAGTAAAACCAAACTTTGGAGAAACTTCAAACTCGATAAAGAATGATTTATTGTTCTTAGGGTTTACGGTCATACCACTGGTTATATTATCATAGAACTGTGACACCGGAAGGTATTTGTCGCAGTCATCGACTAGGACGAAATCCGTATGTTGGTCCACCTGATCATAAACATGCGGATTATCCAGCAGCTTCGGATTTCGTCCGGAAAGGTTGACGGTTCGCATAAAGAACCGGAAGGATTTAAAGAGGAAAGATTTACCGCTGCGGCCATTACATTCACCATCATCACCGATTTTATTATCCATGGCATAGATTGCCCAGGCGCGAGAAGGTGACTTATACCGATGCAGGTTATAACCTATCGCATATATTTTATTTAAAAGATTCAGCTTTTGCTCATTGATTTCTTCCGAAGAAAGCAGAGGCCCTGCAATATCAAACCTGTGTTCAGCCCGGTATTGATCAGCTTCATCTACACCTTTGTTTTCCCAAGCAGTTTCCAGTTCTTTCCGCCAGTGCACACGACTGGTATTAATGAGATAGTTCAGGAAACAACTCTTATGATCTTTGACTGTAAGATCAAAGATGTCACGCCCTTCAGCATCGAGCGTATGCTTATACCCAAACATAGGCGGCAATACATTCACTTTGTGCGGGATCACTTTATTATCCCACACGCTGCGGCCATCCATCAGTTGCCCTTTGTGTTCTACTATACCGTCCTTAGTGACTTCCCACGTCGATTGTGAGAAAAACAGGAACTGGCTTTTCGCTGTGTAACTGGTAAAGTCCAGGTTGATTTCATCCAACTGAGATAAAGAAGATTCCCCTGTACGTTGAGAGTTCAATAGGAGATTCCGGATATCCACCGCCAAGAAACGTTCCACTGCGAAACCCTTCAGGAAAGCATTTATATCTTTAGCCTTTATCTGGCGTACTATACAACCGTCCATCCGGATATACTTAGTATCATCGGTATTTTCATCCTTCAGGGTATAAAAGCCATTCAGCGTTAGGAAATAGTGCAGATAAGCAGTATTGATATCATAGGTATCTCTTTTACTTCTCTCGCTCCAAGCCTTAGTCCAAAAGCGTGCCGGCATGGCCAGTGTCAATAAGTTCCGAAAGTCCTCACTCTTAGGACGCAAACCTACAAAGTCACGAAAATCTTTGCGAGGTTTGCCCCGGTTATCGCGATAATTGGATAACCAGGAAGGTAGCCACACCGTATGAATGTCTAAAAAGCGAAGGGCAAGCTCGCGTCCTTTACGAATGCCAGTATTATCAATATCCGGAATATTATAAAGAATCTCCACGTATTTATAAATATCCCTGATCTCTTCCTCGGTCACTTTGTAAGTCTCTGAATTGAACCACAACGGATGATATCCCAGAGCGCGTACACAAAGTGCATCACGCTCTCCGGAACAGATGAACGCTTCCGGAAGTTTCTTCTCTTTGTATTGATCCTCCTTATTCTTCGCTCCATTTAAAAACGTCTTTTCTTCCTGAGCATTGTAGTCCCTGTAAGCCTTTTGCAGTTCCCGGAATCCATTGATATATTGTTTAGGCTTGCCGCCATCAGGCGTGTAGCTAAAGCGCCATTGTTTATCCGGATTTAATGGCTCGTATATCTTGTAGAATTGAACAGTCTTCTCCGGAGATGATCCTTCCGTAACGACACATTCGCGAATGAATATCGGATAAGTGGCGGTGGTATATTTGGTTGTTACTTCCCGGTTCTTGACATAAGATATGGATTTGGCTACAAACCAGTGCAAGGCATCAACGTGTTCCTGCTTCACACGAGGGCCGAGTATCTTCAGCTGCTCGTCTGTGAATTTCTCCTCCAGCTCAAAGAAACGAGTGCCTTCCTTTTCGTCCTGGGTGGCCGGACGCTTCCGAATATCCGGCTTATTAACGGATCGTTTTAGTTCATCAGTCACATTATACCTGGAGGCAAGCAGAGCAATAGCTTCAGGAAAGCGAATATTCTCTTCATACATACAGATATCAACCGGGCTCATGGCGGTACCAGCATCGCCGAAGTCTGTGACTTTATAACATTCCTGGTACTTCTTGATGCAGGCGGATGCATCATCTTCATCCGGCCTGCGTTTGAATTTCTTCTTATTGTCTACACAGCCTTCTGCCTGCGGGTAATAGTACAGGATGATGTCTAACCCTTCGTGTGAGGCTGCATAGATATCGGTAGCTTTAATCATAATGGAGTGAATTTGTGGCAAAGGAAAACATTTGGTAGGGGATATAACAGGACATTATCCTGTCTCAAGTGTAGTATCTACGACTTTTCAATCATCCCTCATCCCATTCAACATATATAACAATGTGTACAGGTGGTATCCATGATGTTCTTTTAGATTTATAGGATTGTTACCGGTAATATGGATTGCTGCCTCTCCCTTTTCGTGATTATAGTCTATATTGGCAAATAGCACTTGATCTTTTTCTCCCTCCACTGTTACCTTGCAATGTTCTACCACCGGTCCCAACTCTTCCTCCGGATACCAACATTTTTCTTTGACTCCTTTTTTCTTCACTTCATAACGAAGGTGCTTTTTGCCATTCAATTTAAAGAATGCACTGTCAGAAATAACACCTATCGAATTGTCTTTAAGTAGACGCACTTTTGTTCCTTTTCTCATTGTTCTAAATTATCTATTTGATGTTGTTCAGCCAATTTAAAGCACTTTGCAAATTGGCTGTATAGTCGGCATTATAAATATATGAAACTTCATCACCTGGGTTATAATCTTGGTCATTGTCTGTTTCACCTAAAACAAACTCCATTTCTGGAGTTCCCAATTTATATACACCTATACAATAAGTAGTGCCTCCATGCTTATTACTCCTTTTGATTGCTAAAAGAAAAATTCTTTGCTTCATTATATTACTCCTTTACTAAATTATTTTTTGTTCTTAATATCATTCAATGAATCGGCAATCCACCATAGGAGGGCACCGATGACCATCAGAGACAATAGTTTCATTTTTTCTTCGTTATGAAGGTTATTCTTCTTCAAAATCCTCAATTTCAAATTCCCAATCCATAGCGTCATTTTGCCGAATGTTGTCAGTCAACCATTCAGCGGCTTCTGCAAGTTCGGGCTGTCCTGTTATACTGCACTCATCAGGCATGGGGACATCTCCACCTCTATCGTAACATTCTGCTAAAGCATTATATACCTCATCAGGAACTTCTATATTACCAAGCCCAACCCTATAAGTCATCTTGATTGTTAAATCTTTAATAGTCTTCATATTTAAATTGGAAGTGCATTAATATAACTACGCCCAGCGTCAGTTGGGCGATAAACAACATCACCGAATGGTCCGGCTGTTTTTTCCAATAAACCGTTTTTTACCATTTCTTCTAAATCGTCGGAGGGCTTACTATAACCACCCCATCCTTTTTTGCAGATATTCCCTAAATGAATAAGCTGCATCTTATTTAACTTTATATCCATTTGATTCATTGTTGATTTGTTATTAATCAATTATTTCAAATATAACTTTTACTTTTTTACAGCGATAGCCCCTCTTATACCATTGCTTCCATGTACGGGAACACCCCTTACACCATTCTTTAATGCAGAAACTTTTGAAATATTCCTGCGTATTCATTACAATAAGGCCATCAGGATAAACGATAACGTACATTATATCTTCACGCATATCGGCTCCTTTCTTAAATTGTTTTACGTTATTCTGTACGTGCATCATCGGAGGTACGATATGCGTCATTGAATTTCACATTAAGGAAATCTCCTTCATACTCTGCTTTCAAATCTTCTTTGAGAGCTTTCTTTGCAGCAGATAAAGAGCTTGCTTCGACAATCGCTTTTTCTACCTCATCTACTTTGTAGGAAATAATATAGTCAATATAATACTTTGCCATAATGTTGATTTTTAGTTTTATTGAGATATTTAGTAATATGGATGCAGTAAGTTTATTTATCCAGACCAAAGACATCAAGAGAATGAAAGAATTGATGTATTACACATATAAATGGTAAGGTCGATTGTGGGATATGGCGATAGTCATGTCCCACTCTTATTTTATTCATATTTTCTTAGTATTACGTTAATTGCTTTAGTCTAACCTCTTTGAGAACACAAAGAGGATTTTCTTTACTACATTCAGCCAGTATTCCTTGTATCAATCTTCCGTGTGACCTCTCCAAAGAAATAGGTGAGAATGTTCCATCAGAATTTTTCTGAAATAACAGTATTGCACCATCTTGCAGATTTTCAAATGCAGTGTTCGGGGTTGAAATATCCATCTTACTCATATCTAATTAGTTTTACTCTAATTCTTCTGTTTCTACTTCGCAATCGCTATCCTCATTTACAATAACGATATTTATTCCTTCTGCTGGTTGCCGGCGCTGATCTTCTGGAAGCCAATTTCCTTTGCTATCAAAATCCTCAGAACCGTACGGTAGTTCCCCGTTTCTTTTCACATAGCCATAACCTTCAATGAATACATAGTCACTTCCAAGTCTTGCTTGATACTGTGCAATATGCTCCGCATGTTCTTCTAAGGTGTTAAAGCTGTACATATACTCTGCAAAATTTTTCATCCATTCTTCATCCAGAACCTTCTCATCCAGTTCTATAATGTACTCGTCTGTACGAGTAACAGTGCATCTAAATTTCTTCATTGTATTACGCAAAATGAAATAAAAGGAAAAAAAGAACTGCCGAAAGAACCGCTGCATAACAGTACAAGAACACATTTTTTATTTTGAGTGTCTTGAGTCGTAATTCAAGGTTATCTACCCTCTTACTAAGCCCTATACAGTTCTTCTTCGTTATCCACTGGTCTTTCAATTCTCTGTCAAACATAGACATATTCTCGTCCATCCACGCTTTTATTTGGGGTTCCAGTTTATCCAAAGCCTTGTATATTTCATCACTTTCATAATGTCTGATAAATCCAATAGGAGCAGAGAAGTTCTTACTGTTCCGGTATTGGTTGAACTCAACCCTTACAGGAACTTCATTTTCCCTCTTGAATTTGGATTCTGCTGCCAAGTTTATCTTCTCTTCGGTGGTATTAGCTTTCTCCACCAGTTCGTCATAATCATCTCTGTCGATTACGACGATGTTACTAATTTCTTTATTCATTTTTATCTTGTTATGAATTTAAAAATTGAATAAATTCTCTGACTGAATCACAGTCATCACAATGATTACAACCTATACACGTACATGCTTTCTTATAAGCCTCAATTGCTTTTTTCTTTATTTCTTGCCTCGCTTTTTCACGTGCACCTGACTCTGACAAACCAATGAGTTCATCAAGGGTTGAATAATCCCAATTTTCACCATCCAGTATTCTATTATACAACTGGTCAAATCTATCTTCATCCATATTTCTTTCTTTATAGAATTAATCAAAATGGGAGATCATTATATCTATCACATCGTGGCGAAAATCTGTCTCTTGATACAGAGCATGACTCATTGCAGCCAAAGCATGTCTTCTCCTTTTCTATCGATCTGAATTTATCTTGGCATGATGATAAATCATTAAACACTTTGTTTATTTCTGATTGAAGTATCTCCCTTTGCTTTCTTAAAGTCTTTATTGAAATATCAAAGCTATTTCTTTCATCCAATAAAGTATCATACACTATAAATAAGTCCTCAATGGCCTTATCAAGTCTTTTGAGTTCGTTTCTATCACCTTTTGTAAGTCCATTCATATTCTTATGATTTTTATGGAAGAACGTAAGGTATTCTATTCAGGTAAAACACTTTTATATTGTGTTTTTTCACAAATGCAGGTGTCAACCACTCTGGTTCCTCTTGAAATGTGCACAAGACATGTGTCAAATTGTAAGCGGTATCCTTCGACAATATTTGCTTTATAAACTTATGATCGTGGAATCCTTCAAAGGCGATTCGCTCACAAAACTCCACCGCTTCTTTTATTAATTGTTCTTTTGCATCTGGATACAGGATAACACCTCTATTTTGTGAAACGATAGCCTTTGTTAAATACGTTTTTCCGTTACACGTACTACCTATAAAAATTATTTTTTCCATCATTTTTATTTCCGTATTGAGGTTATTGCATTGCTTCGTCAAAATAGCCTATTGCATCTTCAAGTGAGGAATAAGCCGAATCAAGATTATCAACTGCTTCTGACATTTTTTCACCCTTCTCACCATTTTGTAGTGACTCAGGGAGGTTGTCATAAGCTTCTTGTTCTTCATCCTTTATTTCTTCAATTTCAGTCTGTAGGTCCATCAGTTGATCCCTGATGTCCTGAATCCTTTTTCGCCTATCTTTATTCATATTTTAGTTTTTAAAAACTCCTTAGATAATCTTTCCATCTTCTGAAGAACATAAAGTAATCACTCCAACCACATCATTCAGCTGCACGTTCTGAAAGAACAGACATCCCATATTAGCATCACCATACGAGGTAAGACTTACCAGATTCTTACCAAAGGCCTGTTCCAGCCGATCAAGAAAAATAGGGTTTGACGTTGGCAGGAAGTTAACCAATACTTTAACCCCACCTTTTTTGCAATCATACACATTCGCTTCCTGGCCATTGCCAATGAGAACCCTTTGTTGATGCATGGTTATATCCGGAAACAACCTTTTGGCTGCGCCTTCACTGTAAATGACATTAGCGTAATTCTTAGTGATCTTACACGATAACAGCACAACGCTGCTCGGAAGAAGGCTACGAACTTCTTTCGCTGACATTTCTTTGTTAATCCGGAGCTGTAGCTTTACGGCATCCGGGAATAACTTCTGCGCTTGTTCGATGTTCTTTAATTCCATATTCTTCTGTTTTTTAGTATTAATAAAAGCCAAATGGCTTATTTTAGATTATTCTGATACCAATAGGAAACCATCTCTGCAACAGCACAGGCACCTATTTTAGCTTTGATATTCTCCCGGTGGCGATTCACTGTACAAGGGGAGAGATGCAATTCACCTGCAATAATATCCGTTTGCAAATTGGAAGCAATTAGCCTAAACACCTCCATCTCACGCTCGGTCAATGCCGTATCCAGTTCCGGGCGACAAATAACATTTTCATGTTCACATTCACCCCGGAGAGGACACTTAACCTCCTCAAACATAAACAGACCGTCTTTATTAATATCAAAATTGTATTGGTCATATTCTCCGAAGTTGCAACGAATAAAGCGATGAACCACCTTAAACTCGTAATGCCACCGATTCATTGTGCTACTTGAATAAAGCTGCATCAGTCGAGCGTGTGCCTTTGGGTACCTATCGCGGATAATGGTAAGCATGTATTCAATAGTAGGGCGTTCAGTATCTTTAAGCACAATTGCTGGTTTGCCAAACTCCTTCATCATCACATCACCTTCGGGAGTGTTGTAGAACTCGATGTTAGAAATAACTGCCATATATCACTCCCATGACACTGTATAAGGAAATTTATCATTAGGATTTTCCGCTACAGTAAATCCTAACATCTCCAACTTGGTTTTATCTTGTGGAAGTATATTTAAAAAAGACGTCTTTAAACATCCACCAGCAGCATCCTCAATCCGACGGCATATTATATCAATACCACTATAATCCTTAGCCTTTTTATTCGCTTCCTGAGCCGTAAGAAAATTCTTTTCCATAATTCTATTAATTAAATTGTTTATCATTAAAAAGCTTCTCAAGTAGTTCTCTTTCAAGAGGCTTAAAAGAATCGTTTGCCATTTTGTTATAAAATGCAGGTAATGACACCCCGCTTTGTCTGAGGAATTCATCTCTTAATTCAGTTTTGTCATCTCTTGACAATTGTTCATAATGGTATTTAAGTACCATTTTCGTTTGTTTTTGCTCCTTTCTCATAATTATTCCCGTTTTTATTCTTAAATTTATAATGCAAATATAGACATTTTGTATTGCTAAATACTTTTTGTCTTGTTAATAAATACAAATTATATTGTAGCATATGGCTAATTTACAGATTATCAAAAATATAGCAGAGACAAAATGTATTCCTTTCAAAGACGTCGCAGAAAAAATAGGAATAACCCCAGATGGACTGCAAAAAATAATAAGGAGAAATAGTACTACTACTGAAACTTTAGAAAAGATAGCAGATGCATTAGGGGTACATGCTGGCATTTTCTTTGATGGAAATTCTACATCAAATCAGCTCATTAATGGTAATGGTAACACTGCTTCGATTTATGGAGATGCTACTGCTGGAGTATTAGCAGATAAAGAAAAAGAAATTGAGCACCTGAAGCAATTACTTCAAGAAAAAGAAAGAACAATTCAAATATTAATGAATAAATGA